TCCTCCTCACAACCAACATGGAAATGTTTACAGAAACATTCGGTCTCTCAGGCTACACCAAGCCCGTTTCTCCAGTAAAGTTGAATGACCCCAGACCAAACCTTGATGGGTTTGAAGAATTTGAGGTGAGTCTCAACAATGATGCAATGGAGGATTTCGTATTGAAGGCTAATAAGGAGATCTCCAAGCGTACAGGTGTCTGCACCTACATCATCGAAACTACTGCAGTCAAGGGTTACAGGAAGGAACGTGATGAAATATACGAACTCATGTTCATGGCTATGAAGAAGGGTGGATTTTCATTTGGTTTCTCCGTTGTTGCGTCTTTCGAGGTTCAAAATGGTAAATCTCGTATAATTTCTCTTCGGACACAACCAATTGGTGTTGAAGCCCCAGGTGATGTGAGTGCTTTCACAGAGAGTTCGGCTGGTAAAGAATTCGTTAAATATGAACTTGTTAAAGAAGCGGCCGTCCCTACACAAAGTGAGTTGGAATCCGCTAAAAATAAATTACAGTAATTGTAATGTTAAGCATCAATGACGTGACGAAGATTGATGAAAAAAGAAAACAGATTAGGAAAGAAATCTACAAGAAGATCTATGAACAGTTTTCTTCAAAGATTAAACAGGCTGTAGAACTTGGACATAAACAGATTTTTCTCACTATACCGGCATTTCTAATTGGTTACCCTGTCTATGATAGAAGACTTGCAGCAAGATATGTAGCTAGGCAATTCGAACTTGGTGGTTTTACTGTAAGACTTTTAAGTGATCAAGACATATACATATCTTGGATCGTACCCAAGAAGAGTAAAATAAAGAAAGAAGAGGTTGAAGAGGGAGATTTCCCAAATCTAATGAATTTGAAGAAAATGGCTAATCAGTACAGGAGAGGTGCGTAGTAAAAGATGGATTTAAAAACCCTATTAATCATAAATGGACAATTTGAACGTTCTCGTAGAGGCTAAAAAGGAGTATCTTGGACAGATGTGCCTTATTATGATTCCACCTATGATTGAAGTTTTTCAGGATATGTACATTGAAGCAATGAAAACCTCAAAGGGGAAGCAGGTTCTTATCATGTTTCAGAAACATTTAAAGGAGGTTCCAAACTGGTCTAATGCCATGTCTAAGCGACACACGGATAACATAACTGACAGGTGTACCTGGTTTGGTGATCTTCTCGCAGCTGTTTTTGTTGCATGTACTAAGATTCTCTCCGCGGTTCGCCTTAAGGCGGATAATAAGAAGATTTCTTTAAAGCTCCCAACTGAAGAGGTTTTTATTCAAACCTGTTACAATAACATCGCGAAGGACCTGTACAGAGACCCCTACATCTTCCATGATGAACAAAGTGAGTATGCCCGTGACGAAAATCTTAGGGTCCGCTTCTCCTTATGCATCGAGAATACTGTGAAAGAATTGATTCCAGTGCAACAAATTCTTCAGACTTATATGTCACAAGAAACGCGTGATATTTCACTCGACGGTGACATCCACGACAGTGCCGACCCAGATGTTCTTGATGAGCAGATGGAGGAGATGGAGTCTCAGCCAATGGAGGGACTCGAACCTGAGATGGAGCCCGAACCCCTAGATGAAATGGGTGGAGACCCCCAACCAACTGGACTTGAAAATGAATTCAAAACGGTCCACGGTGTACAAGCACCCGAAGCCCCAGAGCCAGTTTCTGAACCAATTGCTCAACCAATGGGTGGTGAAGAATCGTTCGCGGAGCCCCAACCTCAGCAGGAGCCGGATGATAATGTCTTTTTTGGTGATGCACCAGAGCAGCGCACAAAAAATCCCCGTTATAATTAAATGGAACTCTCAGATCATTTACGCGACCCAGTGAGTGCCGCCCTAATTGCAGCTGGTATAACTGCTACTTATATTCATCTCAAAGCGTATCTCAATAATGAAGGTAAGCTTGAGCTTAACAAATACACAAAACCCGCTGTACTCAATGCGATTTTAGTGTTTTTCATAATCTCAGGTGGTCTAGGTAAAAAGGAGGCTATTTCTACAGAGCCTTTCTAAACTTAAAGATTACACCAATATAATAAGAAAATGGCGTCTGTCTCTGCTTTCAATGATATGATGAGTCAATTTCTTGTGGAATTGCACAAGACTTTTCCAGAGGAAAAAGGAATCAAGAAAATGTTAACTTCGTTTGACCTACTCAAGTCAACCAACCCCCGCCTAGTTGTAGATGGATACATGAAGGGTGTTTCTCCCTACGCTGATAAGATTTCTGCAAAGGATGAGACATTTCTTTTAGAGGAAATTGAGAACATTGAGTTTTTGAAGGAGCTTGATATTAAGCGTTACTGGACTAAGATGAGTGAAGGTACCAAGGGTGCTACTTGGCAATACCTTCAGACTCTGTACATGCTTGGTACTACCATCACTGCTCTCCCAGCGGACACCCTTTCTCAAATTGAGAATATCGCCAAGGGTGTAGCGAATAGCATGCAAAGTGGTGACGGGGAGTTGGACCAAGATGCCCTCATGCAAATGATGGGTAGCATGTTGAAGGGTCTTCCAAAAAAATAAACCTATACATATATTAAATGAAAGCTTGGTTCGATGATCCTAAGCAGCTTTTTGATGCTGACCAGGTCACCCAATTTTGGCCCACAGGTGAGCAAACTCCAGAAGACAGGGTAAATGCTGCTTCTCGTTTTATCATTTATGTGTGCACTATACTTTATGTTATTCGACGTGATCCACGTGTATTCGTTTTGGGTCTGACGGTATTAGGTGTCGTGTATATTCTTTATAAATCTAGAATGGTTAAGGAGAGCTACGGTGGATCTGTTGAAGGTGTGAGCTGTCAGATGCCTACACCAAACAACCCTATGGGTAATGTTCTCATTACTGATTATACCGACGCCCCTAATAGGTTAGAGGCGTGTTATTACCCAACAGTAAAACCATTCGTTCAGGCTTACAGTAGTGATCGTATTCCATATGATGCTGGTCGTTCTAGGACTGCCATGCCCAAGTACCTTCGCAATGCTATGGAGCGTCAGTTTGTTTCTAACCCAGTGACAAAAATCCCAGGAGACCAGACAGCTTTCGCAGAGTCTCTTTATGGGCGAAAAAATGCCCCAATGTGCAAGAGTGATACCCGCTTTTGTGATCCCAATGCTAGGGGTGTCCAGCTCGAAGCTTTTTCGGGTTTGGGATCCGATGGCGACAAGCGTTCTGGCATGTTTGCTAGATAAATATTCTTGTGTAATAATAAATGGCCTATCAGCTTCAACCTGGACTTTCCATTGTTCAAAACGCGGGTGCCATCGCTCCCGTAAAAGCGACTGATGAAATTTTTGTATACCCCCAGCCCGGTAGCCTAAACTGTGGTAGTTGCCGACCCAACACTATGTTGTACGGGACTGCCCCATACATGGCGGGTAAGGGTTCTCCAGCACAATACATTGAGACAAGTGATGAACTCCGCCCCCAATCTACTTCACGATTTAACAAGCATATCGTTCAGACATACGAGCGAAACCTGTTCCCCTTATCTAATATGGAGTGCAAGGTCCCTCTTCGTACAATGCGATATGAGCCCGCGAGTACCAGAGCCGAAGTCCAGAATGGTCTGTTTCAGCAGAGGTACCTTAATAAAAATGTTAACAAGAAGTAAGAATGGCTGATCCTATATCACTCATGGCCGTCGCCGGTCTTGTATTTGCGGGAAGGAACTTGAGTACCAAGTCCGAACCACCAAAAGTTACTGTCACTGAACCAGCACTGAAAAATCCAGAAGTTATAGAATCTAACAATTTCCAGCCTACAGCCGAAATTCCACACAAGAGGGAGATGGAGAGTTTCGGAGACATTTCTATGCAGGAACGTACCGGCGGTCAGGAAATTCTAAATATGAGAAACAGAATGTATGATAATGGTCGTATGAACAACCTTTCACCCATTGAAAAGCAAATGGTCGGTCCAGGTTTAGGTGTTGACCCTAGTGTACCCGCAGTAGGTGGCTTCCAGCAGACTTTTAGGGTAAACCCTGTTAATGTTGGTGAGTACAG